GGTGCCGGAGCTGGCGGCAGTAAGACGCTTGAAATCGGCAAGATTGATATTCACACCCAAGCAACCAACGCAGACGGCATAGCCGCCGACATTGGTAAAGGCATTAATAAAAACAGCGGCCTGTACTGGGGTACTGCCACCGGGACAAGGGGGAACGACTAATGACAGTTAAGATACTTGACTTTCTAAAAAACGAATGGTCAAACTGGCTGCTTGCGGATACCCGCGGTACTACCTTAACTGACTTTTCGGCCTTTCTTGGCTGGCGGCTTAAAGGCGACAGCAATGTTACCTACGACCCGGTAGAAAAAGGCTACTTTGTCGCCTATAATAAAACAATTATGCCGTTTGAGGGTACGGTTACGCTGGCCAAGTCCAGCAAAAGCCCTGCCGACTTGCAGAAGGTGCTTGACACGCTGGAAGCGTTGCGGACCAGCACAGAGACGTTTTCAATCGTCACGCCGCTGCGCGAATACAAAAACCTGAACTTGTTGAGTTATGAGTATAAATTTGAAGAAAACGGCGCTACAAGCCAGCTTATCGTAGACCTTGCTTTAATTGAAGTCCGCGAGGTTGAAAGCAGCTACTCTGATGTTGTGGTAAGCTCCGGGGGCGGTGCGATTACTACCAGCGATGCCGAAAATCCTAGTGACACGTCAACGCAGAACACGGGCAGCAAGAACACCGAAGACGGTAACGACGAGCTGACAAGTACGCTTTATGACATTGGGGCTATTGTAAAATCATGGTAAGGCGGTGGAGATATGGCGCTTAATGCTAACCCCGATAACAGCAGATACAAGGTTATTCCGCTTTCTGCTATACCCGACCAGAAATTCAGCGTTACTCTTGGCGGTCAGATATGTCAGATAAGGCTGTACTGGCGTTATGGGTGGCTGTTTGCCGATATTGATGTTGGTACTGATATAGTCTGCCGTGGCGCTATATGTATGAGTAGCCAGTGGATTGTACAACAGCCAAAAGTAAATTTCAGCGGCAATCTGATGTTTGTCGACACAGACGGCCATAACAGCCAAATTGAGCTGGAAAAGATAGGTACACGCTACAAGCTGGTTTACGTATTAGAAAGTGAGATTGCATAAAATGGGCAGCTTTACGCAAAAATCAATTAGGACAACAATCACACTTCGGCAGGGGACGTTTGCAGGCGGGAACAATACTATCACCATTGAAGGACTGGCCACCGGGGCGACGATTGTTAAACCGGGCGGCGACGACAAAACGACGCTTGATTTATGGATAGCAGGCCTGCCGCCGGACGTAATGGCCACCGCCACTACTTTAGGCTTTATGCCACAGCAGTCACAGAAGAATTTAATTCTTGTCGAAGTCGGCCCCAACGGCGGGAATATGGTCAAATGCTTTGAAGGCGAGTTTACACTTGCATGGGCGGACTACACAGGCACTCCTGATGTCAAGTTTCGCGTCAGTGCGGCCAGCGGAATTTACGCCGCCCTGCTGCCTTCTAAACCGACAGGGATAAAGGGACGGGCAGACGTTACATCGCTGTTCCAGCAGTTCGCCACAGAGGCCGAGTATGTTTATCAAAATCAAGGCGTATCCGGCCAGATATCGAATACCACGATAAACGGCAGTCCCGTTCAGAAGATATACAAGCTGGCCAGAATGATTGACTGCGAAGTGTTTATAGAAAACGGCACAGTTACAACCATTCCGAGCGGGGCAAACAAGACGGGCAACGCCGTTATCATCTCTGCCGAAACCGGCGGCCGCGGCTACCCGTCTTTTACGCAGGACGGCTTAGAGTGGTCGTCTATATTTGATAATAATATCGACATTGGCGGCCTGATAGACGTGCGCAGCGAGGTCCCCAAAGCATCGGGAATTTGGAAGGTAACGAAGGTTACTCACAACCTCGAAGCCTATACCAGCTCAACAGCGGCATGGAACAGCACTTTTTCGGCCGTATTTGTGCAGAACAATCAGTATAGCTAGAGAGGTGAGGAGACATGCCAACTACGCCAGTTAAGCAGCAGCGTAACCCGACCGCTGTACAATCGACCCGGACGCCGTATTCCGGAAATTCAGAATATAACCAGCTGGATTACTTTATTCGGTCGTTTATGGGCGGCAACCTTTACACGGCACTCCCGGTTATTGTAAAGGCCGTTGAGGCGGGCGG